CTTCCTCGTAGCGGTAGCCAGGTAGCATGCCGCGTTGAGGTAGTAGTACTCTATGTTGAACACCCCGCCACCGCCGCCGTCGGCGCAGGCGCAGAAGTCGATGTTGTTCTGGACGAGTATCTCGTCGGACATGTCCAGCTTCTCTCCGGAGACGCCCGATGCCGGGCCGCGGTAAATCCACTCGGCGCAGGTCACCTCCCATACCCCGTCCATCCCGTCGGACTGCCCGGTGAGGTACACCAGGTCTCCCGGTACGAGAGTGCGGTTGCATACCACCTGGCTCCCATACTTTACGGGAACGTCCTGGTCGCAGTTCAGGTCGACCTTGTCGTCGACGGTGGCGCCGAGGTCTGGGAATACCGACCAGTCCACCACCAGGGGCTCCGTCCTATGTCCCTCCTCGCACGGGTCGGTGTCCGGGTCTACTCCGTCTGACAGCGACTTGAGCCCAGTCCATTCGGCATCCGCGCGGACAACCCAGAGGCCGTCAGTCCCGTCCATCTGCCCGGCAAGCCACACGATGTCGCCATCCCTGAGGCTTACCCCGTCGAGCACCATCTCGCCGTAGCGGTAGTCGAGACGGTTGTTGTACTTCATCCGGATTCTGTAATACTTTACCTTCGTGCAGTCGGCATCGGGCGGTATCTTCACGTACATCGTCTTGCCGTACTTGCCCGCGGCACCTCCGTTCATCAGCGGGTTTCCCCGGTCGTCGGTGGTGTCGTAAATCATCGACACGCTGCTGGTGTAGAAGCAGGACGCGTCGGTAGTCGCGACGTTGCCGGCGGACGCAGTCTTCTTGGATTCCTCGTTCGCGGCGGAATACTTGTACCTGATGAGGCCGAGGTTGTTCTCCAGCGCCATCCTGGGGTCGCCCGTTCCCGCCAGCGCATCGAAACCGTCGCCATCGCCGTAGCCGAGGTTGATGTTGTACGTGCCGCACACTTCCTTTCCGGAACCGTCTGTATAGGCGAGCGCCTTGGTCATTACGAACGACACGCTGTCCCACCGGCCTTGCCCTATGGAGAAGGACAATTCGGAGTGAGGGATGTCCATGTGCCACTCGGTACCGTCCGGCCTGGACAGCGAGAGCTGTACGTTGAGCTCCTCGTTGAAGTTGCCGCCATACAGCGTCACCTGCTCCGCGCTGTCAACGCGGCTCGCCAGGTTCTCTATGTACTTCACGTAAGGGTACGTCAGCATGTTAACGCTGGTGCCGTACACCTTGAACACTTTCCTTATCTCGACTTCCTGCCCGGATACCGCGTCCACGTACTTGATGTAGACCGGGACGTCGAAGTCCTCGTGTTCGAGCTCGGATTCTACGTAGGCCGTCCACAAGTCCCACCCGTCCTGGAACCAGAACGCGTCATCCTCGCCGTCATAGACGATGAACTGAACCTCGGATACCGCGGTTCGGTCGAACGAAACAGACCCTACGTACTCCTTCTCCGAGCCGGTCTTGTTGTACACGTAGTGCGACGGCGCGAGCACGAACTTCGGGTCGCGCGCGGCCATCGATGAATATGCGAGGGGAACCTCGTACTCGTTTGCGCCGTCCTCGTCGTCGAGGTACAGCACAACGCTGTCGGGGAACGTTCCTGTAGTGAACAGGTCGTATGTCTCCCCGTCGTTGGATAGTACGAGATAGAGTCCGTCCTCCTCGCCGTCGTAGCAGCCGATGCTCCTTCCGTCGAGTTCCGGGGGAACCGCCAGGGTTCCCAGGTAGAGCGCCTTGTCGAGTTCAGGTAGCGAAAGTTCCGGTACCTTGTCGACATGTTTCAGTATCAGGGGGCAACCCTGGTATGCTACCGACTCCTTTACGCCTATGTATGCCGTCGAGTCGTGCGTCGGGTGCTTCCGGCGCATGGTGTCCCTGAATATGAAACGTAGTGCTTCCATCTTACTTCAACTGTGCAATCGCATTCCTGAATATGGTGAGCTGCTTGGCGACGGATGCGCCCTTCTGCTTTACCGCGGTCATGTACTTTGACTGCGACGGCATCCAGCCCTCGGGTTCGGTGAGCAGCTTGATGACATAGTCCATCGCCGACGTTACCTGCTCGACGTTGCCTGCCGTGTGGACGGACATGTCCACCTGGCCGTTCATCTCCTCGAGCCACTTGTCCATCTCCTCGACGGATGCCTGTGCCTGTTCCTGACCCATGTGGTCGCGGACGTCACCGAGCTTGATGTTGTTCCAGTCCTCGCCGTTGTACTTGCCCTCGAACCCCGGCATCGTGTCGTTGTTCTGCTGGTATGCGCCATTGCCGAACATGCCGTTCTGCATCATCGTCTGCGGGTTGCCCGGACGCGGAGCGAAGTTGCCCCCCGCCATCGTCGGGCGCGGCTGTGCGAAATTTCCAGCAAGGTTCTGCGGCTGCTGGTAATACACCGGCTGCTGCGCTGGCATGCGCCTGAAATTCTGCTGCCTCGGTGCGGTGTGGTCTTGCTGTCTCATAGGTAAAAACCTCTTTTCTCTAGTTTATCCATCGCTAGAAACTAAATCAAAAAAGGCGCCGGAATGAATTCCGACGCCCGTCCGGAGCCCAAGGAGACAAACAGCTCCGGACTAGAGGAACCTGCCGCCGAATCCGAGTGACTCGAACGCGGCCATCTGGCGCATCGCATCCGCGACGTCCGGAGACTGCGCTTCGAGCTGAGCCATGTCGGTGACGCCGCTCGACGGCATCATCACACGCTCCAGCTTCTGCGGCTTGCGCTTCTTCCCGGCGACGCTCTCGGTCAATTTCGGTCGGACTGGCTTTGCCGGTTCGTCCTCGATTGCCAGGAACCCGCTCATGTCCATGTCGTTGGAGTCCTGTATCTCGTTCAGGGCGGCCTCGACCTTGTCCATGTTGAGCGGAGATGAGGAATCGACGTCTACGTCAAGCAGCATGGTCTCTCCGCCGGCGTTGCCGTCGATGAAGTCAGCTATCGAGTTCTTGTCGATTTCCCTTATGTCGCTGTTCTTGAAGTGCTCAATCACCGAGTTGATTACGTCCGGACTGGAACCGGCGGTCAGCTCGTATATGAGGTTAATCTTCGACTGGTAGTTCAGTTTCTTCTTCACTTCCTCGCGGTCGACGTAGGCCTGCTTCAGGTTCTCGTCGGCAACCTTCAACTCCTGCTGCAACCGCTTGGTTACTTCCGTTGCCGGGATGCCGGCCTGTTCAAGGAGGTTCGCCATGTTCTGCACGATGGAGTACAGCTTGCTGGTGATTGCGTCGGTCTTCATGCGCCCGACCGCTTCGGTCACCGCCTTCCCGACCTTCTCGTCGACGCGTTCGCCGACGGACTTCACCAGCGCCTCGAACTTCGCCGCGGACTTGTCGTTCTCATCCTTCAGCGCCTTGCCGAGTTCGGCCCGATATGCGTTTTCCAGTTTCTGGATGGCTTCCTCGCCGAGCCTTCCGCATTCCGCTTCGGTGAGGACTTTCTTGATGTCCATTACACCTTCCCCCTGATGTAGCTGATGAACTCGTTCTTGTCGTAGCAGTGGTAGCCCTTGTCCTTCAGGCCACGGTTCAGGGCAACCTCGCGTCCAAGACGGTCGATTGATTCCGTGATTGCCTTAAGGTTCGGCTTGGCGGCCGACTCAGTCCTTGCGGTGACGATGGCGGACTTGCCGAACGACGGGTTGCCTACGACGTCGATGGTAATCATCGTGTAGTCGTCGGTAACGACCTCGTGGTCGCCCTTGGGCATCGTCTCACCGGCGCCCCTGAGGGAATAGCCGGGCTTGTACCCCGCGCGGATGGCACCGGCGAGGTTCCTGCCCGCGTCGGTATCCTCTGCCACCACCATGCGGCAGTAGAGCTTGTTCCCCTCCATGCGGAGCTCCTCGACCACAGCGCAGAGCTTGGACAGGTCTATCTCGCAGATAGGGTAGTCCCTGGAATTGCCGTTCTCGTCAAGCCTCGGGTGGTTCAGTTCGGCAGCGAGCCTTCCGTAAGGCACGGCCTCGCGGTTCAGCCTGTCGACCTCGCGCTTGATAATCGCGAGAGGATACTCGCGCCCGTTGATGCCCGGCACGTCACACACGATGGCACAACCCTCGATGAGCAGACGCTTCACCGGCTTGCCATCGAGACCGACCCTTTCCTCCTCACGAACGACACTCTGGCCGCCCGAAGCAAGGGAATTCTCGAACAGAAGGTAACTGCCTTTCCTGGCCATACTCGCCCCCTAGCCTACTATCGGCTTGCCCGGGTTTCCGATTGACTCGAACACCGCCTTGGTTGCCCCGTCCAACTCCTCCTTCATCTTCGCCTCGAAACAGGCGTCGACGATACGGCGGATTTCCGCATCGTCGTTGTTCAGGAGGCCGGTAAGCAGGGCCTTGGTGCTCTTCCTGTCTATCATCTCGGTTTCCCCGGTGAAATACGCAATAGAGTTTATATGGCAAGACACTGGGAAAACTATGTCCAATTACGGAAAATCCCCCGGGGTTTCCCGGGGGATTGTCTTCTAGTTTACTAAAACGGTTGACCGGGGTCGAACAACTAAAAGGAGGCCGGCTTACGCCGACCTCCTAATAGGTTTGACTTCTTTCACAAGTCTGGGTTGATTACCAGCGCTTGTTCTGGAAGGTCATGCCACCAGGAGCGTTGCGGAGTTCGTCTTCCTGGTCGACAACGTATTCCAGACCCGGGTCGAGAGAGTCGCCGGAGAAGGAGCCGTTGGACTGCCAGGGCACGCTGTTCTCACCAGAGATGTCAATGCCGGTGATGACAGAGTTGACGTTGAGGAACTGGACGAGGCGGTAGAACTGGCCAGCGCCGAGCAGGTTAGCCACAATGGCGTAACGAGACTTGACGATGAGGCGCGGAGAACCGTCTTCCTGACCCGCGGTCTTGGTGAAGATGTAAGGGATGTAAGGCATGAAGATGATGCCGGATTCACCCTGACGCTGACCCTTGAAGCCAACCAGAGCGTAACTTGCGTTACTGTAGATGTCCTGGTAGAGCTTGATTTGGCCGTTGAGGAGAGAACCGGAATCAGCCACACCACCAGCCGGCTGCATGTCAGCGTTGGTGCCGAGGTAGCCGTTCGGGATGTAGATGCCGTTGTTCAGAGTGGCGATGGCAGCGCACACATCCGGGGAAGCGATAGCGAAGTTACCGCAGCCCATACGGGTCGTGAGGGACACCTTGCGGGAAACCGCGATGAGGGTGTTCACGATACCGCCAGCGATGCGTTCAGCCGGCCAACGACCCTGAGCGGAACCAGCGTCAGCCTTGGAGAGGTCAACAGTGATGACCTTTTCGCCGCCGAGCTTTTCGTTCTGGGCAACCATGACCATGGCCATGAGGATTTCACGGTCAATCTCTTGCTGGATTTCGAACTGGAGGCCTTCGAGGAGCAGGGCTTCGACGTCCTGACCGTGGGCAGCAGCCATATCCTGCTGGAGTTCGAGAGTGTAATGGCTCTTGATGGCGCGAGTACCAACGCGGATGGCACCAGAGATGACCTTGATGGAGGCCTTCTTGATGTTGTAAGCGTAGGTGCCGAGTTCATCGTCGCCGTCGAGGGTGTCACCACCGAAGTTGTTGTAGAGCATGCCTTCGTTGGTCGTCCCGTACGGGAACGCACGACCGGCAGTGTCAGTACCTTCGGAGTAGTTGCTGAGCATTTCGCCAGCGCCGGTACGCCACGGGTTGAACGTGGTGGCGAAGCCAGTGTGGTCAGCCACGAGGTCGTAGCCGATTTCCTGCTTCTGACCGAAACGGAAGGCGGTGGTCTTCAACGGCTCGTTATCGTAGAGGTAACGGAGGGCGAAGTAGATGCCGTGCGGGGTAGTGGTCGGAATCACGGCCACGGTGTTCATGGCGAGAAGTTCCGGGAACTGCCTGCGGATGAGGGGGAGTGCGTACTGCTGGTACTGGGCGACGTCGGAAGACACGTTGGCAGATTCCATCAGCTGGCCATGGTTGAGCTTGTTCTGGGTTTCCATGAGGGTAGCCAGGACGGAAGCTTCAACGCGGCTGCGCACCGGGCGGCCCATGTTGGATTCCAACACAGC